AGTATTAACCAATCTGACAAAACCGGTACGCTTTCTAAAGCTATTTTTCAAATACCTACCAGCTCTACAATTGATGATCCGGAATACAATCTAAATGGCTACGCATTGAGTAATTTAGCCACTAAGAGTAACCTTTATTCGGCTAAGGATTATTACACCGATGGTAACATTATTAGCCAGAAAAGCGACGCGTTTTGGATTCAAAACCCCAACAAAGTTATTATCAGTGGTAACGGTGGTAAAGCAAACCAGCTTAGCATTACCGGTAGTTCGGTCGATGTGCTGGGAGACTTCACTGTGTATAATGGTACTAAAAATGCTGCTAGCGTAACGAGAGACGGTGTACGTGCCACACCTGCATACGAAATGGCAGAAAACTGGTTCGGTGATATGGGCGAATCAACAACAGATGGTAATTGTGAAATAATCGTTCCGATTGATCAAATATTCGGCGACATTGTAAACACCAGCATTAAATACCAAGTATTTTTGCAAAGTTATAGTAAAGCGCATGTTTGGGTTGAAATACGCAACGAAGATGGGTTCGTTGTAAAATCTGACGAACCTAATGCTGACTTTGCATGGGAGCTAAAGGCAAAGCGCCGCGGATATGAAGGCGACCGATTGGTTAAAACTGAGATGACATTATCAGACGTGCAGAAGATTGAAGAAGGAAATGGTACAATTAGTAATGATGGATCAGACAAATATAAAGGTGGTAATGTAGATGGCAATTAGAACTTACGACATCTTGCTTGATAGCTACAATTCAACAATTCCCGAGCCAATTGTAGGACGCCAAGGTGATAAAAATGGTGCCGTTACGTTGCATATGAAAATCACTGACCGTGGAACAGCAGTTGACTTAACCGGACAAACGGTTAATTTGATTGCTACAACTGCAAACGGGACAGCGGTTGTAGCTGACAATGCTGGTGTAACGTTAACTGACGCTGTAAATGGTAAATTTGATTATGCGATTCCCAACGCGTTATGGTCTGAAGCAGGCAAGATAAAAGATGCTTACTTTTCATTAAACAATTCCGACGGCCAAGAAACGACTTATGATTTAATTTTCATGGTTAAGGCTGCAGTTGATATTACTCAAAAAAAAGCTGAAGATTACATCACTATCATTGATGGAACGATGCGTGATTTAAAAACAAAAATTGATGCGATTTATGAAGAATACCAAAACGGATCATTTTATAGTCGGAATGAAATTGATACACTTTTCACTGGATATTATACAAAAGAACAAATTGACAATTTAATTAATGGTATTACTGGTGATACAAAAAACCAAAAAATATTAGATGGATATTTTGATAATATCGTTGACGAAGTTGGTGGGCCTATTCCTGATTACTTCATTAATGAACTTAATACGATGACTTCTATTAATGACAGTACGTTTAATGTCGGATTTATCACTGATAATCACCATCAATTATCAACATATTCTCCTGGTTCTTTAACCCATTATGCAAATATTGCAGCATTAACACGTATGGTTCCAATTAATACAGTTGTTGCTGGCGGCGATAATATTAACGGGTACTATGGTAAGAACCAAAAATTAACTGAAACCAGACAAGTAACAAGTGATCTTTACGGACGGGTTAGCCATAAAACTGACGTGTTCTTTATGCTTGGTAACCACGATACTGGCAATGGTCAAAATGGAAATAGTACTCCTACAACTGTTGTGTCTGAATATCAGCTTAAAAATTATTACTTGTCTAAGTCAAAAGCGTTTGGCGAAACAAGAAATAATGACAGCCTTTACGGATTTAAAGATTATGCTGATTACAAAATTAGAGTTATTTGGCTTAATAGTTTTGATCTTCCGTGGACTTTAAAATCAGACGGAACTTATCAATATGACTTTTTGACGACTAGCGGTTATCAAGGCGAACAATTGGAATGGCTTGCTAAGTCGGCTCTAAAGTTGGAATCAAATGATTGGCACGTTATGATTTTTACTCATTGCCCATTGCCAAACACTTTTGAAGTGGCAGCTGGGCAATCACCACTAACTCAAATTAATTCGGATATTTTGATTTCAATAATTAACGCTTTTCAAAAAGGGACATCGTTAAACGTTTCATACCCTTCTCGTGAACTTCCGGTGTCATTTAATGTTGATTTTACTAGTCAAGGCAGTAGCGTGGTAATCGGATTGTTCAGCGGCCATATTCATAAAGACGGCCAGATGGTTTACAATGATATTAATTGTGTTGAAACATCATGCAGCCTATGCCATAACGGTGATACAGGACGTGTTGCTAGGACGTTAACTGAAGATTGTTGGGATGTATTTTCAATTAACAAATCTACTAGAACTATCAATGCTCATCGATTCGGATATGGCAGTGACCGCGCAATAACATATTAAGGGAAGTGAATTAATTGAAAAACGATGAAATTTATGACGTTTTAAGGAAGATTAAATCTAAATTAGATGAGCATGTTGGGAGTAACGGTACCGCACATTTACCGGCTACAGAGGATACAGCAGGGTTCATGTCTAAGGATGACAAATATTTGCTAGATGTGCGAGGTTCATTGGCAGCTGGGCTAGACGCATCAGTAAAATACGATATTTTAACTTTAGATTTTGGGCTGTACGTTAACCGTAGCTTTAATAATGCCCCTAATTCTGTTGATGATTCTATATGTATGGTAAGAATAGAAGGGTGGACAAATTACAAGTTCATCACCTTCTATTGGCTATCTGCGGGATTAACATTTACTCGTAGTATTTATTCAACAATCGATAGTGGCTGGAAAGACGGTAGAACATGGACAGCGTTAACATTAAACAGTGGATTTGCTGGTAATGTCCAAGCTAGAAAGATACCACTCGGAAACTCATCGATGGTTGAAGTAAGAATTGATATTCATATGAACATTAGTAACTCTAGCCTTAATGTTGTTACTACGCTGCCACAAACCTATAGGTTTGTCAATGGTCTGAACGTATCTGCTATTTTAACTGGTAATGTTGGTAGTAGCAATGCAACTGCTGGGTGCATCTTACACTCAGCCGGGGACTTAAACATATATAAAGATCAAGCAATGGAAGGTAATTTAACAGCGGCTGCCGGTACATTAACTTATATGGTATAGAGGTATTTATATGATTAAAAATTTAGCGAATAACAGGTTCTGGTTCTGGAAAGCGTTGGAAACATATGGGATTGGTGCGTTATTTATTATCCGTCAAAACACAATTTCATTTTATCCACCAAGGCCATCGCTATTAATGTACTTCGATGACCCGCCATTTATATTTTTAATGGGGATCGTTGGAACATTTACAATTGTTTATGCGCTATGGAATATAAATAATTTAGCCTACAAATCAATCATGACGGGGTTATTGACGTTTGTATGGTTATTGTTTTTCATAGTGTTTATGCTTTGGGATTGGGAGCAGGGGATCGTTGTCGGATTTGAAAGTATGTATGCCGCATTCGTGTTGGCATCAATTATTAATGAAATCGTGGTGAGGGGCTGAAATAATTGAGTGACGCTGTTATTACCGCACTAATCACAACGGCGGGATCGATTGCAGTAGCTTTTCTTACCGCGTTCTACGGTACGAAGCGTCCCGATCACAACGAAGAAGATTTGAAGCGGGCAATTGAAGATTTGAAGAAACAGAACGATGAATTAAGAAAGCAGGAAGAAAAGCATGAATAACATTTCAGAATTAATCGTAGCCATTTCCACGGCACTAATTCCGATCGTGTTCGCATGGATTGGCAAAGTGTTAGCTAACAATAAGAAAGCATTGTCGCTATTAGACGCATTGGCGCCGTTGGCCGAAGCGGCAGTTACGGCCGCAGCACAATTGGGCGTTGATAAATATTTATCTGGTGAAGCTAAGAAATCAAAAGCAGTTCAATATGTAATTAATGGATTAAATTCATTAGGATTTACGAATGCCGATGAAGTGACGGTTAAAAATTCCGTTGAAAAAGCATTCTCCGACTTACAAGATGAGTTATACAAAACTTATCCACAAGCAACCAATGATACACCGGAAAGCGCAGTTGATTTAAATGCTATTGCACAGTCGGCAGCGGCAGCAGCCATTGCATCAGCGACAGCAGCTAAACCAGCAACGGAGGAATAGCATGAAAAATAAGTTATTACTGTTAGTAGCGTCATTATCATTGTTCTCAATGCCATTAACTGCAATGGCTTCAAAGGGACAGTTCGGTGTCGACTGGGCAAAATACCAAGGTGCGAACGGTGTGTTTGGATATAGCAGTGACAAGTTTGTTATTAGTCAATTAGGCGGGACAGTTAACGGTTCGATTTATGAACAGTACACTTACCCCACACAAGTAGCTAGTGCAATTGCTGCTAAAAAGCGTGCCCACACTTATTTATGGGGGCAGTTCGGTGGTAGCAAGGCGCAAGCTAAAGCTATGCTGGATTATATGTTGCCTAAGGTTCAGACACCTAAAGGTTCGATTGTGGCGTTAGATTATGAAGATGGTGCTAGTGGTGATAAACAGGCCAACACGGATGCAATCATGTACGCGTTAAAACGTATTAAAGACGCAGGCTACACACCAATGTTGTATGGCTATCTTAACTATTTCAACGCTCATGTTTACCTTAGCCAAGTTTCTGGGACGTATAAATTGTGGTTAGGCGAGTACCCAGATTACAAGGTTACCCCTAAACCTAATTACAATTATTTCCCATCATGGGAAAACGTAGCGTTATTCCAATTCACTAGTACGTATATTGCTGGTGGGTTAGATGGGAATATTGATCTTACGGGGATCACTGATAACGGCTATACGTCTTCAGATAATCCAAAGACTGGTACTCCGGCAATTAAAGCTGGTAAAATCGCTGATAATACACCTAAGCATGAAATTAAAGCCGGCGATTAGGTCAAAGTTAAATTCTCTGCACGTCATTGGTCAACTGGTCAGAGCATTCCAAGATGGGTACAAGGAAAGACATACACAATTAAGTCAGTGAGCGGCAATAAAGTTCTGCTATCCGGTATTAATAGTTGGATTGCAAAGTCGAACGTTGAGATTCTACAAACTGAAACAGTAGCAAGCATCGTAAAGCTCC